TCACGCCCCGATTTCGGCCCCCTGATACTCTGCCAGCTTCTGGATTGCAAGGCGCTTGCGCTCCGCTGACGTGTGAGCATATCGCTGGGTGGTTTCGATGCGCTTGTGACCGAGCAGCTCCTGTGCTGTGCGGATGTCCGTGTGCAGCAGCAGGTTGGTTGCGAACGTGTGACGCAGCACGTGCGGCACGTAGTTGTGGTCGTCAGTCATCCCGAGGTCAGACTGCATCTTCTTCCAGCGATCCCGGTACCATGCCGGTTTCTCCTTGAAGAGCTTCGCATCGGGGTCGTTGAGTGGCTTGGCCCTGCGGTGGAGGATTTCCTTCACTCTGGCTGTGAGCGGCACATCCCGGTTCGTTCCGGCCTTCGTATCGTAGGTCCAGAGGTCTTCCAGTTCGGCGTCCCGCTTGGTGATTTTCAATACCTCACCCTGCCGGAAGCCAGTGTCCAGAGAGACGACAATGTAGTCCCTCAGCTCATCCTCGGCCATCTCTTCGCACCATGCCAACTGGGCGTCGATTTCGTCCTCATCATACCACCTGACGCGGGTCTTGCGTTCCTTGATCAGGCAGATTTCGAAGAGCTTGTCGAGCTTGCCCAGCTTGTGCGCTTCCTTCGCCATGGTGGAGAAGGCAGCCAGCTTGCGGTTGATCGTGGCGTCTGACCGATGCCAGCCGGCGACCGTCCGCTTGATGGTCAGTCCGTCCTCGTAGCAGAGGGTTTTCACGTCCCTCTGAGGACCGAGGATGTTGACCACGTGCTGACCATTGATCAGCGCCGTCTTCTCGCCCTTGGTGCCCTTCCATCGGGTCTCAGCGACCAGATCGAAGAGGTCTTGAAGGGTCATGATGGGCTCAGCCTTGGGGGCTGTTTCCACCTTCTTCCCGGCCAGCAGATCGGCCTTCGTCTGGGCTTCCCAGATTTCGGCCTCTAACTTGGTCGGAAAGTCTTTGCGATACCGCACACCTTTGTGCGAAACTGCGGCTTGCCATGAAGTGCCGCGTGGTTTAACTGGCAATTCAATTCTCCTTTCGTTGCCCAGTTGGCGGAATTGGTAGACGCACTTGGTTTAGGTCCAAGCGCCGAGAGGTGTGGGGGTTCGAGTCCCTCACTGGGCACCACTTACAAACGACCCGTCTACCTTGGTGTCGTCGATGCCCATTAGCTGCGCTATTCGGGCAGCCAATAGTTTCCCTTTCGGGGTCAGGAAGCAGACTACATTGCGCAGATCGCTGGGATCGCGCTCGGTCTTGATCAGCTTGAGGCCCTCCGCATCGCGGCGGACGGCCTTCTCTCCGAGATCACCCAAAGCACGGCTTACAGACGGCTGCGGGATGCCCGTTATCTTTCTGATTTCGGAGGACGCTATGCCCTCCTTCGATGCGATCACGAGGAAAACCTCGAAGGTCTGCACCGACATGAGCGCCTTCTCGTCTTGGAGCTGGCGCACCTCATTCATGACCGCGCTCATGCGCGAAAACAGTGCCTTGGGCATGTGGAGTGTCCCTCTTATTGGCCCCAGCCCGGGGCGGTACGATGGAACCCATACACCCGTGGTTAGGTTTGTGCAATAAACAGCGTGATATAGCATCGACCGAGCCAAAGCTCGTGGTTCCCGTCGTCGCAGCGGTAGCTAAAAAAGCGATCCAGAATACGAGAGCGTTCGATCTCGATATACACTTCAAATCGCTTAGTTTTTTTGAATAGGCGCACTAATTAACCCCTCACTTGCCGTTCGCGTCCTGTTCTCGTTTCAGGACGGAAGCGGATATACCTCTGCCCTGATACGCACCACAAGCAGCAAAAATGCCACTGGTGAATAGGTACAGGCAGATAGTTGTCGTTTCATCTACCCCCTGAGTCGCGCATGTGCCTGATTTCACATTAACTTTCGTTAATGATATAGGAAAAATATCCTATCCAGCACTGCATCAGGAGCATATCAGCCATGCAAAATCTAAAACTCTGCTTCACCGATACATGGTGATGATACGCGGGCGTTCATGGCCCAAAGCGAAGTCAAATTAGGCACTTACCAGGAGAGCAGTCCGCCTTGTTGAACCTAAGGAGCCTTAGGTTCAAAAGCGGTGGATTGCTGTGGATAACCACGACCGTCGAGAACCGTACTGGACAGTTCTCTAGGTTTCGGCCTTAGGGCCTCATCAGGTGGTAAACCGGCGCGGGAGAAATACAACTAGTTGCGCATCAGTGGACGACGACAGCCGACCGCCAGCCGGCCAGGAGACGGGCTGTGGTGATTGCGGCCGAACGCTTGCTGAAGGTGCCGATTGGTGTGATCCAGCCAGGAATGACTGAGGTCACCGCCCAGCGACCCTTGGCAACCTTGCGAACGTGGTAGGTAGCGGCCATCAGCGCGCCCTCACAGTGCGCCCATAGTCGCGTATGGTGGCCATGTAGGACCGATAGCGACCGCGAGCGTTCGGCAGGAAGGCAACAACGGTGGATGCGCCTTGCCCGTAGAAGCGCCCTTTCGGGCCATCAGGACCGGCCTTCACCCATTGCCCGATCTGGAGCGATGCGCGGCCATCCTCGGGGACCTCCCAAATGTCGATGGTGGGCAGGTAGCGGGCCATGATCAGCCCTCCCCGTTCAGCTTGGCGACTGCCGCGTTAATTTCTTCGACCTTGTCGCCCGTGGTGATGATCTTCAGCTCTTTGGCCTTGGCTTCACCATTCTCAATATAGGCAGCGCGTTCTGCCACCACGTCGCCGCGCTCATATGCTCCGAACTGAACGCCCCAGCGGCCATCCACAAGGGCGACAAGCGTGTAATACTTCCTCGGCTTTCGGGCCATCTGCATTCCCTTCAATCGGCAGCCATCGTCAGGCGGGGGCATGCCAAGCCCCGCGACCGGCCGCGCATGGCAGCCAGTTTCGGCATTTAATTCACTGGTGGATTATTCAGCCGACGACGAAGCCCGAGCGGTCGCCCTTGGCAGCCCCCTTAGCGTAGAGCCCGACAATCACCCCTTTAGGGTCTGTGAAGCGGAGATCGGTCTGGTCACCATCAATCACCGGGCGAGACGAGATGTAGTAATCGGGGCCTGACTGAACGACAGCGTCACGGATTTCCTTGCTGCGATAGACTACAACGAGGTTCGCGCCGGTTTCCCTGGCAGCCTTGGTGACAGCCTCAGCGTAGGCCGCATTGGCAGCGCTGTAGCTCAAGACCAGTGTGTAATTTACCGGCAGATCGCGGTAGGCCCGCTTGTAAACCTTCGTGTAGTCGTAAAATTTGATCTCTGGGAAAGCCTCAAAGATCGATCCGAACCGATAAACGCGACCACGGAAGTCAACGATCTGCGCAGGATGGGCCACCTCCCATTGAATGTCAGATGTGCCGTTCAAGCGGACTGCAGGCTTCACGCCCTTGCGGTCGCAGTAGGCAACGAAGCGCTGCAGATCGTTGACCAATTCGGCCATGAAAGCCTTGCGGTCACTGAGGTAACGCTTCGTCTTCGCTATGCGCGCCTTCTGGACGTTGTTGAAAGCGCCCCTACCTGCCGTGTTCAAGCAGCCTTTGACACAGCCCGCTTGTTCCGCCATCGGGCAGACGTTCGAGCCTGCCAGAGTGAAGGGCGCAAGGTACATAATGGCGGTTTCATATTCGCCATCTCCCTTGACCGTCTTCGCATTGTTGCCAGACCGAATTAGTGTTCCTTTGAACATGCCGCATCTCCTTTAATTCACAGGTGGATATATCGAGACGCACCAAGCCCTTGATGTGCCCTGTATAGCCGCCTTGCGGTCGCTTGAGGGTTTGAGTAGGATGCAGGAGCCCTATGGCCTTTCGACCATAGAGCCCCTTCGCTAGAGGGTTAGATAAAGGGCCACGGTGATCCAGACCGTGGTCTTTTTCTTTTTCCAACGAAGAGTGATTGACCATGTGAGCATGGCTAATCCCCCTGCGGTGCCGCTGTGTCGTCGCGGCTTCCGAGTGCGGGCTTTCGTGGGCCATTCATCATGGCCAGCAAGCGCACCATTCAAGGCAGCTAGGCGTTGCCCTCAATGATAAGCTTGAGCAATTCACTGGTGGATGGTTTCGGCCATGGCTTGGCCTCATCAGCAGGGCAGCATCAGCCCCGTACCTATTCGATTGTCAAAGAACCGAGCGGCCTGTCTGCCCCTCACCTCCGCCTCAGGCCGACCAGTGCCGCCCCGATTTGGTGAGCTAGATATATTCACTGGTGAGTTGATTGTAAAGTGGCAGATTGTGAAAAACTCATCGACCCCAGCTAAGTTGTTGATTTTGAGTCAGAGTTTGTTTTTGCCCGATCACTAGGATCATTGGTTGTGTCATGCTCATGTAATTGACGCGACTCAATCGGACCGGGACATGAGCAACAACTACCGAAGTTCAATTACCTTTGAGCAAGCAATGGGAATCGATCCTCTGCCTTCTCAACTCAAATTGGATGAAGTGAGCCCAGTACTCAAAGCCCGTCTATGGGATTTAATCCACACCCAAATCCAAAAAAGCAAGATGTACGGCAACAGTACTTATCTTGATGATCCAATCCGCCGCGTGGCTAAGCGGTACATGATCGAAAGGGAAAATATCCTTATCGATGAATGGGACAACCAAACGGACAAAATCATCAAACTGTGGAAGAGGAAATTCGCGCCAGAGGCATCTTTCTCGGATGTTTTCGGCTTCGTTGAGTGGTTCGTAAGGGCGCTTAGAAACCCCGAAGTGGCTCAATGGATCGGCAATATAATGAAGTCCGAGCGCGCTGCATATCGGCTAGAGGATTGGAACATCGTTCCTGTTGCTTCCCCGGAAGAAGGCGAGGCGATAGTTAGGGCGGTGAAGTTGGCAAACTCCTCAGGCATGGAAGGCGTACGCTCGCATATATCTAAAGCTTCCACGGCATTAACGGCAGGTGATTACGCGGGTTCAGTCAGGGAAAGTATTCATGCCGTGGAAGCTGTGGCTTTCAAGAAGACCGGTCAAACAGGAAGTTTTGCGGGTGCTTTAAAGGCGCTCAATAAGGCCGAGCCTATGCATGAAGCTTTTCGAATAGCCCTTGAGAAGCTCTATGCCTACACTAGTAACGAGCAAGGCGTGCGGCACTCGCTGTTTGATCAGGGCGATGCGAATGTGACCGAGCGGGATGCACTATTCATGCTGGGCGTCTGCGCTTCGTTCGTAACATACCTGTTGAAGGGGAATGATGCGCACCCCGCGTGAGATCATTCGCGATGCCCCGAAAACACATTATCACCCCAGAAGAAACGAACGTGAGAACATTCGTCGATCAGCCGTCCAAGGGATCGCAAGCGCTGGGCATGTGACGGAATGCAGATCGTTCATCTGCTCTACACATCAATGATTTCAATGGTTTAACCTGCATGTGTCATGACGATGTGTCAGAAGGGCAGCCGGAAGGGTCGATGAGGGCGCAGATCGAGGGGCCACGGGGGGAACTGCCCGAGCCTCTTATCTGATTTGACCTCTCAGATTTTTGCAGCAAACATTTTGAGTACCCCTAAAGGTAACTCTCAGTGAGCCCATAGGACTTGACACCTGATGACCGAGCGGTAGCGAGGGAATCAGGTGGGCGCGCGGCGTCAACCCGTGGCGAGCTTCAGAGCAGCACACAGCACCCCGATGACGAGCACCAGGGCGATCATCCAGCGATCACTCTTTCCCCACCACTCCAGCATGTCAGCTCTTCTTCTGCAGCCGCATGGCGAATGCCTCGCAGCCGCCGATGTCGCCATCCCATTCGAAGTTTTCGATCTCGTCGGTCTGGCTGGCTATGACCTTCAGCTTGCACTGGTAGTCGTAGCTGGTCGTCCGCGAGCCTTGGATGTTCGAGTAGATCGGCTGGCCGTTCACATAGGTCGTGGCGGTATTGTATGTGGGCACGGTGTAGGAGCCGCTGTCGTGGTTATTCCACGTATAGACCTTCTTGCCGGCGATGCTCATCTCGCTATCAGGGTAGCCGAGCTTGGCGATAGCCGCGCTGATGGGTTGCCCCTTCATGGCCTCCATAGCAGGCTTGGCGCTGTCCATTGTCACGCAGCCGGAAACAGCCCCGAGTGAGATCAGGGCAATGGTCTTGAGCAGTCTCGTCATGTGGTCCCCCAGTAGTGAACCTCGGAGATACACAACCGATGAGTCGCGGGCAATCCCTTATAGGTTCCCCTTAAGGTTTCCTCTGGGGATAGGGAGTTGGTGGATGGGGGTTCTTCCACCTCCATCCATCATAAAGATCATTCGGAGAGAGGACTCTTTTTCATCAGTCCCCTCTCCTCACCCTTTATTCCGGTCTTCCCCTCTCGGGGTTCTCCTTAAGTGGGTGGTAATTAAGGGTTGTCTCTCAACCGATACTGATCCACCTAAGGCTGTCTTCACCCTGCATGCCGAAGACGTGCTCAGCGAAGCTCCTCAGCTCCTGTTCGAGCAGCGCCGTCTTGTGTTCGTCGGCAGCCTTGTTCGTGTCTCTGGACATGTGCTCGACCCAGTAGCCCACGGCGATAGCCAGGGCATCGAGGCGGTCGTCTTTCACGAGAGCGCCACGGTCGCGGGTGATGCGGGTGAGCTGGTAGAAGAGCTGCCTGTGAGGCTCGGCCTCGTGGTCACGCTTGATGACCTGGGCATCCACCACAAGGCGGTGCTGGTTCATGACGGGTTCCAGAACATCGCAAATGCGGCGCTCCTTCTGTGTCGAGTGCTTCACCTCCTCAATGGTCACTGGATGGACGCGAGCGAACACCGGCTTGAGGAGCTGGGTGAACATGCCGTCACCGAAGTTGCCTTCGACGATCACGCGGTTGACGTTGTGGGTCGCGCCGAGCATGGCGAGCGCCTGGAGGGTCGCCTCCGAATAGCCTTCCTTGAAGCCCCCTGAAGCCACCAAGAAGAGGTTGCCGTGGAGTATCTTCACGATGGCATAGGCCGTCTCGTCGCCGCCGTTGCCCGAGGGGTCGATGGCCATGACAGAGCCTGTGTATTCAGCCATCTCATTGGCCACCCACATCGGGCGATGCAGACGGTCACCCTGAAGGCCGACTGCCGGGAGATCAGAGATCACCTTGTCAGGGTCGTTGCACCAGACCAGCTTGGCGGGGGCCATGCGAGGATCGAGCGAGGAGACGATCAAGTCGGAGAGCTTCAGCGGGTATTTGTCTTGGTCGCTGAGCGAGGTGTCGAGCATGAACTGCAGGGCGAAGCCAGAGCGGGCGTAGGAAGCCTCACGCTCGATCAAGTCCTGCTCTTGGAAGCGCTGGGGATCGACTGGCTCACGCGGCTGAGCGCCAGCCTCGATCATGTCCATCACGAACTTCGAGAGGCGACCGAGGTAGCGCTCGGGATCATTCGGGACGCGGGCCGGCCAGATGCGGATTTCGTAGCCGCGTTCGGGCAGCCGATTGTAGAGACTCATCTCCGTCTGCGGGGTGCCGAGGTAAATGATGCGGCTGGTCGGCAGGGGTTTCAGAATAGCGTCGAACTCCTTCACGCGCTCCGAGAGCTGGTCGCGCTGGAGCTGAGTCATGGAGTTGTTGGGAACCTCAACGTCGTCCGCGATGATGATGTCAGCACGGGAGCCGGCGAGCTGGCCGGTGATGCCAACGGACTTGACGGAGGGGGAGTGAGAGTTGCGGGCTGGGCCGACATCGAAGGCCACCATCGAGTCGCGCTGCCCTGCCTGGGCGCGGAGGTGGGCCAAGATTGGCATCTCAGCTATCAGCCTCTTGGTGAAGCTGGAGAATTGGTCGGAGCGGTCCTTCGAGGCTGAGACCACGAGGATGTTGAGCTGGGGGTTGCAGTACAGGAGCCAGACCACGAAGGCCGAGGTGACGTAGGACTTGCCCACGCCTCGGAAGGCTTCGATCACGCAACGCTTGGGGCCGTGCTGAAGGTAGCCGGCGATGTCGTATTGAACTGCGGTCGGGACCGGAAGGTTAAGGTGCTTCCACACCACGAAGAGGAAGTTTCGAAAGTCCTTCTTCAGCGGGTCGATGGCGGGGCTGAGATGGGTGCCTGACTTCAGGCCGTTGGCTGTCATATATCCACCAGTGGATTAAACAGACCACAGCAGCTCACAGACGCGCACCAGCGCTCCCGGCTAGGGTAGTAGCCTAGAGGCCGCTGTTGCGCGCCCTGAGTCGAGCCGCAGGGGGCTGTGAGGGTTTAATTGTAGGAGGGGCGGTCGTCGTCGCCTGTGAAGGGCAGATCATCCGCGAGGTTCTTCAGCGGGCTGCCTTCCTTCGGCACTGAGTCGATGTTGTTGTCCTTGAGGAACTGGCGGGCCACGTTCAGCTCGGCTGCCGTGACCTCTCCGCTCCTGACCTTGTCGAGGAGCTTCTGGGCCATTTCCGCATGGAGCAGCGAAAGGATTTCCTTGAGGTCCATTACTTGTAGCTCAGATAGGCCGAGATCGCGGCGACGATCAGGGCGAGGATTGCAGTGATGTTGGTGATGAAGGACTGGTTGGTAGATGCCTTGGCCTTGAGGGAGGCGATGTCCACCTCCCCCGCCGACATCCGCCCCTCTAGCTGGTCGATGCGCTGCGACTGCGCCGACGACAGGCTGATGAGCGTGTCCACCTTGCCCTCGACCCTGCCGATCAACAGCAGGGCCTCGGTGTTCATGTGTTCCATTACAGGGTTCCTGCCCAGAGCCAGAGGGCGTCGAACTGATCGACCGGAATGCCCATCATCTCGCGCAGCCGCTCGACCGCAAAGCTATTCCGGACGTAGCCCTGGAGGGGCGGTTCGGTCAGCTCGATCTCAAGCGTGGCGCGGAGCTTGGCGTCCGTGATCGTGCCGATCTGGGCCATGACTTGGGCCTTGGTCGTGTTGATCTCCAGCGCGGCCAGCCAAAGCTGACGGGGCGAGAGGTTCGGCATCGGCTCGATTACCGGAGGGGCTGGGAGGAAAGCGCCGGCCTGGAAGAGCATCCCCGAAGCGATCTCAGAAGGTGCAGCATCGACGCCGACTACGATCTTGTTGTGGGGGACCAAGCGCGAGGGATCGTATTCCACATTGGTCACGACACCGTCAGTCGAGCTTCCATCCTCGGGCTGGACGAGAACCCAGGCTCCATAGACCGCGTCGACAAAGTCGCCCTTCTCGTTCCAGTTCGTGAGACCCTTGCGGAGATCGTACCAGTCCTGCTGATGTTCGTTCTGGTAGAAGATGATGCCCGTGTCGTTCAGGGGCTTGAAGAGGCCGAAGTTTACAATTTCCATGATTATGATCCGCTGAACGTGACCCAGCCACGGACGGGGTCATAGGATTGCAGGTAGTGGTAGTGCATGGCGGGGTTGTTCGAAGTGCCCTGCATGTTCATCCCGGTAAACACGGCACCCGCTGGGCACATCATCAGGCCGTTGTCCGGTATCGTGAAGGAACTGGAACTGACCTTACGGAACGCTAGCTTAGATACGCGGTCGTTCGCCCAGGCGGTCGCGCGGGCTTCAATCCGGGAATCGAGATCGCCGAATTGCCCAGTCGTGATCGAGCCGTCAGCTCCTACGACCAGGGCGTTGACAATAGTGCCGGTCTGCTTCTGGAAATATAGTTTGCCGTCAGAATAGCTGAGGACGGCCCACTTGTTGGCACCAGCATCGGTATTCTGAAGCGAAAGGACCGGACTACTCTTCATGATGTTGATGTCGCCGGTTGCCGTACCGCCGACCTTGTCAAACTTCCCCGCGAGGGAGGTATTGATCTCCGTCTTGGTGTAGAAGGTCGACGGGTCGAAGGTGGCAGCGGCAGCCGCACTAGCCGCAGCTTCAGCGGCCTTGGTGGAAGCGGTGTTGCGGTAACCTAGAGCTTCTGCGGCGCTAGCAGCAGCCTCGGTGGCCCTGGTGGCAGCGGTGGTTGCAGAGCCTGCAGCATTGGTGGCGCTGGTGGCAGCTTCGCTGGCCTTAGTCGTGGCCACCGTCTTTGACGCGCTGGCCGAGGACGCAGAGGCCGCAGCGTCTGTCTCAGAGGTAGCCGCAGCGACGGCGTAGGCCGATGCCTCAGCAGCCTTCTGGGTGGCGATGTTCACGCCCGAGGTCACGCCGTCTTCGACGAACTGCTTGGTGGCGACATCGTTAGCCTGAGTCGGCGTTAGGACATTCGAGATGCGCCGGCCGAGCGCCGAGAAGGAACCATCTTCGGTCACGCCGAGGGAAGCCTCACCCAGGTCGAAGGATTCCTGCGCAAGGTAGAACACCTGCAGCGCCGACAGATCGAGGTCGCTTTCGACCAGAGTGGAGCCGTCGACAAAGTCCACCAGAAGGGTGTCGCGAGGGGTCACACGGCGGCGATCAACGATCTTGTCGACGCCCGGTGCCGGCGTGATTTGGACTGAGGTAGGCGACAGCCAGGTGTAGGCAACCGCAACCCCGTCGACCTTCACCTGAACGTGGGTCTTGGAGATGTAGGGAAAGGGGACCGTGAAGATGGTCGTAACCCCGTCCCCGAGGGATTGAGCATAAGCAAGAGCCATGAGTGTCTCACTGTTGAAATGGAAAAGGCCCCCGAGTTTCCCCGAGGGCCGTTGTGAGGTGGTTCAGTCCCGAAGCTCGCGTCGAGGCAAGCCAGAGCCGGCCCAGTTGAGGAACTGGATCGCGCCCATCATGCGGGAGAACGGCAGGACGCGGGTCAGGTTCTGCCAGTCGGTCTGTGAGTAGTCGTCGCCGGCCAGGGCCGACGTGACCCCAGCAATGCCGGCAATGCCTGTCGAGACGAGGTCGCCTGTCGGGTTACCAAGAGCGCCCTGCACGGTCGTCTTCAAGCCCGACGAGCGGGTGTCGAAGATCGGCTCATCGTCGAAGAACTGCCAGCCGATATCAGCGAACATCGGGACCAGAGCGCTTTCGGAAGATCGAGCGAACCCCGCAAGGCCAAGCTTATCCCACGAGAGGCGCTCCTTCAGTTGCTTCTCGCGGTCCTGCCTGCCGAGCAGGTTGAGGTGCGTTTGGCCTGCGTAAACTGCAGCGCCGAGGAAGCTGGACGCCAAAGCGCCGTTGATGGCCGGCATATCGCGCATGTTCAGGCCCTGCAGGAGAGCCTTCGTGTGGGCAGCCATAGCAAATGTGCGGAACTGCATCATCATCTGGCCCATCGGGTGAGCCATCCATCGGTGCATCTGGCCGGGATCGTTCTCAAGGATCATCGTCCGGTTCAGCCGAAACATCGCATCCTCGAACGCCGCGAGCGTGTTGCCATCCCAGTTCTTGATGCCCAGGCTGCGGAGCTTCGAGGGGGACTTCACACCGCCCTTAAAGGTGGCGTTCGTCCTGATCGCTTCGAAGATCTTCTCGGCAGCATCCTTATCCAGCCCGAGGGCGCGGAGACGCTCGGCATCGATCTTGTCCCCGAACATCGCCATCTTGGTGAACTTGACGGCAGCCGCACGGGCCGACCACTTCTGGAACACGCGGTTGATCGGGGCCATGCCAGAGCCCATCGAGACGAAGCGGTTCATGGCGTGGAGCTTGGGGTTCACCGCGCCGGCCACGCGTTGCATCGCCGAGTCTGTCCCGCTGGTCACTGGAACGCCCAGCTCATCGGTATCGAGGTAGTGAGCGGTACGCTCGTAGTCGCTGCCGAAGGCACCCAGAGCGTCCAGCTCTTCGGCCACCTCGTCAGTCATCTTGCCCGAGCGAGCCATGTCGAGAAGGTGACGGAATGACGGGACAGCCTGGAACGTGGTCTTGATGCCCGCCTGGGCGACCACACGACCGAACTCAGGAACCTGCGAGAAGCCGACCTGACCCATGAGACGGAGGAAGTTGAAATCCCTCAGCATGCGCAGGAAGGTGGCCCCGTCAGAGCCCCTGTCGATCCCCTGTAACGGGGTGCCGGTGATGGCCGAGTAGAGGAAGTCGAGGTTCTTCTCGTCGAGCTTGTTGTCTGCGCCTGTCGCCTCGCCCACGGACTTGATCTGGTTCTTCAGCTTCGTCCAGTCATTCCCATTCTTGATCCCGTCTATCAGCAGCGCGCCAGTCTCAGGGTCTCGCACCTGCATGCGGGCCATAGCGAGCTGGCCGCTCATGTTGCGAGCGTAGAGCTGGAAGGCTGTGTGGGGGTCCTTGACGTAGAAGTCAGAGATGCTGACTTGCCGGCGAGCGCCGTGCTTGTCCCAGACCTCGCCCAGATGGTTCTCATCGAGCATGATGCGGGCCTTCATACGGGCCGGTCCAGAGGCCTCATCGGCCTTCTTCTCATTACGTGATGCCCACGCCTTAACGTTGGCGATCTCATCGTCCGAGAGGTAGTTCTTCAGCTCCACTTCGAGGTCGTCGAGGTCGAAGCCTAGGTGGCCGCTACCGAACATCTCCTCCCCAGAGCTGAGCTTCTGGAAGCGGTCGAGGACGGCGTAGCCCATGCGCTTGGCGATCTGCGGCTCCAGCCCCGGCTGCTTCTTCAGGATGGCCCCTGCGAAGAGGTCCGTGAGGCCACCCTTGCGGTCCATGCTGTAGCCGACCTCTTTGATCAGCTTGGTGGCCTTGGCGAGGTGCGCATAGCGGGGGAAGTAGTTCTCCACCCCGTGCTCCGACCTCGTGATGCCCAGCTTCTGAGCTTCCTGCCAGAAGGACTTCATCTCCGACTGGAATGCGCCCGCTGCCTGCTTCACCTCAGCGGGGAACTGAGCGCGCACGGCGGGGCTCTCCTCGCGGATGTAGTCAGCGATCTGCTCCTTGAACCTTAGCTCGGCATCCTTGCTGTTGAAGGCACTGATGCCATTGGCCTTGCGGAACTTCTTCCACGCATCGCCATAGCCCCGGTACCAGTTGATCTGGGCCACTCGAAGCCGGCGCTGCATGCGCTCGGTGGCGGCGATCTCGGTCACCACTCCGCTTCCCTTTGCGGCCCTAACGCCATCTTCACCGAGGTATCGAGCCACGGCTTGGGCCATCGGGTTCTTTGAGGCCATGAGCTGACCCACGCTGTCGACCCGCCAGTTCAGGAACTTGCCCTTGGGATCGAGGCGCTTGAAGTCGTCGATCAGGTTGCTGGTGTCGGAGCGGGTGAAGTTGTCACCCATGGCTGCAGCAGCACCGACCGAACCGGGATTGGCGGGGGTCAGGGCATCGTTGCGCATCTGCTCCCCGATACGGGCGACCTGCTTGGCCTCCTCGTTGAGCATCGGGTTTCGACGAAAGGCTCCCATCGTACCGCCCATCACGAGGCCCGTACCGATGCTATATTTGAGATCGTCGAAGGACACATCACGGGTCGGGTCGACAGCCGCGAGGGGGATGTCAGTGGCGAGGTTGCCGGCCACGCCCTCAGCGGCAGCGAGCCCTACCAAGCCAACTCGGCCGAGGCGAGCAGCGACCGCAGCCGGTACGCCGAAGCCGCCCGTCACCGCCCCGATAGCTGCCGTTGCAGCGATAGCGCCGGGGTCAGTCAAGGCAGCTCCCATGGAGATGATCGTGCCGGCAGTGCCCAGAGAGGCGATCTTCTGGTTGTCTTCGAGCTGCGTCAGGAGCCTGTTGCGGATGGCCTCAGCATGCTCATCAGAAACCGCGTCCTCGAACTCGTCGAGGTAATCGTCGGGAATGCTTCGGCCGAAGGCTTCGAGTTTCTCCTTGGTGAGCTTGTAGTCCGGTTCAGGATCGTAGTGGCCCAGCGCGCGAAAGGGTGTCAGTACCGACCACTCGTTCTTCACAGCGGTCTTGATTGCCTCGCCGTAGGACGGCTGAGCAGCAACGCGATCCTTCTCCTGCTGGACCTCTTCGGCGCGCGTCAGGTTCATCGTGGGCACGACATCGGAAGCGCTGATGCGGCCCTGATCGTGGACCGAGTAGTCACCAGGGTTCTGAGAGTTTCCCATTGATCCCGGCAAAACGATGCCTGAGGGGCCATTGCCGACCGTGGTACCGTCCATCTTCTTGGTCCAGAGGCTGGCGAACTCAGAGGCTGTCATACCCGTCTGGCCGGCGTTCCCGATCACTGCAGCACGGCCGATAAGGTCGACTGCCATGGCGTTCGGGTTGGCCAGGAGGTTCAACGCACCGCCCGCCCCCTGCTGATGAGCGAGGTAAAGTTCGCCGTTCGACAGGTCACGGCCGAGCTTCTTCTTGAGGTAGTTCTGATTGTCCACCGTGAAGCGCATGAAGGCGTCTGCAGAGGCGTAGGCATCGTACTTCGACGCGCCCTTTCCGTACTTCCCCCAGGTGCTGTCGATGAACTGAAAAAGGCCCCCTGCGGAGGAGCCTTTGTTCTGAGCGTGAGGGTTGAGACCGCTTTCGATCTGGGCCGTCTTGAGGGCGTATTCGGGGTCGACGCCATAGCGGGCTGCAGCATCGGTGATGATAGACCTGATGTCGGCCATGAGGGTTCCTTAGCGTTCGTTCTGCTTCTTCGTCACCTCGTCGATCTTCTGATCGCGGTTGCGCTTCCGCAGTTCGTCCAGTTGCTTGAATGAGAAGTTCCAATCGTCCGCGTCGACGGACGCCGGCATGCGGTCGGACTTGCGCACGATGAAGTACGCGCCAGTGCCGTTGCCCTGGGAGATGGTCAGATCGTCGATGTCGTAGTTCAGCTCTTTGTGCTTCTCGACGAACTCGGTGAGGTACTGGTTGACGAGTGGCTCGAAGTCAGCGGGCAAGCGCTTATCGTTCTTGATGTAGGAGCCGGCCACATTGATGTGGTTCTTCTCGAAGGTCTGACGGGCCTGTTCGATGGCCTCGTCGTTGTCCTTCCCGAGCAGTGCGTACTGCTTCGCGAGGCGGACGATCTCGGTCCTGACGAAGTTCTGGTTTCCAGCGGCCTGCTTACCAAACGCCCAGTCCACCCAGCCAGTCGAGTTCGACACCGCGGAGTTGACCGCATTGTCGATGCTCTCGTACTTCAGCTTCAGGGCTTCATCCATTTGGTTCGGGTCTTGCGTGACCATGTGGGCCAGCCTCAGGGCACCATCGGGCGTCCCTGCGTTCCCAACTTCCTCGGCTATGCGGGCAGCCTCGAAGAACTCCAAGGCGTCCTTATTCAGGTTCTTGGCGAGGTACTGAGGGCTGTCCTTATAGAGATCGAGGTAGGTGTCGAAGGCGTCCTTTGCTGACGGCGGTATTTCACCCGTGGCCGCGTTCAGGTTGATCTGGCCGGGGGCAGCGTTCATTGCTTTGAACCAGACTGGATGCTCCAGACCGGAGCCGACGAACTTCTCCTTCTCCAGCCGACGAGCGAGGGCCGGCCGCTTCTCGGGGTCTTTCTCCCGGTAAGCTGCCTCCTCAGCCGCCTTCGTAATCAGTCGATTGGCGACCTCCTTCTTCTGGGAGTCGGCCGTGATAGTCTTCAGATCACCGCTCTTATCGCGGACCTGGGCATCACCGATGGACTGGATCGAGCCTGCCTCAGCGGCTGCCACGCCCTGGCTATAAAGGTTCTCCTCGTCAGCCGCCATCCGCTCCTTCGTCTGGTCAGCGTCAATGCGAGCGAACAGCTTCGAGGCCGTATCGCCCACCTTGGCGTCCGTCATGAGACTGCCCTTATAGGGACCATCGGTGCGCTCGTGCTGAAGAATCGACTTGGCAAGGTCGTAATCGCCCCGCGTAGCTGCCTGATCGGCAAGCTGGAGCATCATCTCCTGCTGCTTCTGGAACGGGACGCGCAGCAGTTCTTGGTTCTTCGTGAACTCCCCGAACATGCCGGCCGCAACCTCAGCCGGAGCCATACCCTCAGCGCGATTGAAGGTGGACTTGGAGGACCACTTCTCGAACAGATCGCCCTGCCGACGCTCCATCTCGAAGGTAGAGTGGTCGTCGACCGACTGGGTTCGGAGCTTCTCGGTGAGGTTCCCGATCTGCTTCGTGTAGGCGCTCATGAGGACCTTGTCCCCGCCGAACTCTGTCAAGTCATCCTTGATCTGGTCGCGGATGAAGCCGTCAATATCGCCGGTCTCCCGGTCGAAATCAGTTTGGTAGGCCGACATGATCTGCAGCGACCTGTCATAGGCCAGTCGTTCCCCTGCCAGCTCCCTGCCGGCGAGGCTCGTGAGGCCGGGAACGGAGCCCTCTCTGATGGCCTTGCGGACATCCTCGGGGGACTTCTGCAGGAACGCTTGGCGGACTGCGGTCACATCATCGTCTTGGCGCTCAGCGGCCTGGGTGTTCAGGAAGTTGCTGATGCTCGGCTGGATGGAGGCAAGCGACTTCGCCAAGCTCTCCCAGCCGTTCGATCCGATCGGTGCCTGCTCGGGACGAGCGAAGGTGTCGACTGGGGAAGCCGATGGGGACAGTCCCGGCACCCTGATGTTATCAGCAGAGGGGGTATGGACGCGACCTCGGTTCTGGCCACCACCGGAGCGGCGGCTCTCTTCGTTGATGGGCCTCAGCCCCGGCAGACGTGCCATTAGGTTCTCCCTGCCGTCCTCTGACGGGCTTTATAGTCGTTGTAGGAATCGAGACCGGCACCTGCGATCCTGAGACCAGCATCGAAGAAGGACGGCTTGGCGGCTCGCTGGACCGAGTTGATGCGGTCCTCGGCGTTCGAGCGAATGCCCTTCATTTCATTGTTGAGCTGGGCCAGGGTCCAATCGGTGTTCTGGTCGATGCGGTCGTTCGCGGTCGCCGCGCGGCCATCAAACTCGGCCAGCAGGGCATCGACCGAGAGGCCTGCCACACCGCCCTCGCCGGCTGCCACTGTTGCGGTTGCCTTAGCCTCACGTGCATCGCGGAGATTGTCAGCCTTCTCAGCGCCGGCCTTCTCTTGCTCCTGCAGCATGCGCTGCTGGGTCTGGAACATCTGGTCGCGGGCAGTCTGATTGGCCCGCTTGGCGTTCTCAGCATAGAGCCGGTTCTGCTCGTTCGCGGCCTGAGATTGCGCCTGAAAGCTGACGACTTGCTGAGCTGCGCCGATGGCTAACCCGATCATCGAGACGGGGTCACACATTGCTTATCCTCACAAATTCGTAGAAGGGCAGGTTTCCCGGCCCCATTGCGTTGACAGTCCTCAGGAACTTGAAGCCTAGCCAGCGGAGCCACAGAAGGTGGACCGTATTGCGCTGATCGACGAAGTTGGTGAGGACCGGAAAATCTTGGTGAAGGGTCTCCAACCACCGCTTGGAGTGGCGAAGAAACCGTGTCTTGTTCTGTTTGATCTCGTCGCTACCGAGGAGCCAGACATATCCCACATCGATCTCGGAGGACGGGCAGACGCCAAACATGGCAACCGGCTTGTCGTCCTCATTGATGATCGTGATGCAGTCCTTCGAGAGCCTGAGGCCGTCCTGAAGGGACTGTTCAGCGCCAGCAGAGCCAGCAGCTTGCAGTTCCCTCAGGTCAGCTTCACGAAGTCTCGGGGCTAGATAGGTCACGTCCTCAGGAAGCGAGCGACGTGTTTCCAGCATCACAGCCTCTTTGAACGGATGACATAAAGGGCCTCCCACTCGGCGCTCAGGAAAGCGCATGGGAGGAAGGTATCGTTGATAAGGTCGATTGTGACCGCGTCATTCTTCGACATGATCGGGAACGCAAAGCGCCCCCTGTCGACCGCCACCTCACCCACCACATTCTTGGCCGAGCCGATAACGCGGCCCGAGAAGATGTAGGAGTAGGTGTCCCTCCTGAGAGGCGTCACCTCGACGCGGAAGTAGCCACTGAGGTCATAGGTCAGGTTGGCCTTGCGGAGCTGGATACGCCCCTCGCCTACCGTCATCTGGCCACCGCCGACCGCCTCCTCCTTGATGACGAATGTCGAGAAGCGATAGCGCATAACGTAGTTCCGGCCCACGAAGAAGTTGGTGAGCTGGCCTGCCACCACTAGCGCATTACCGCTGAGGGTGTATGGGATCACCTGCCCTGTCTTCTTGATCGGGTCACCGTCACGGGCGATGATCGTGTACTGCCCATTTGCGGGCAGCAATGCAGCTTCCAAGGCATACGGTGGCGTGATCGTGGTCTTGTTCGTGGCCGCGTTGTAGCTGACCGTGCAACTCGCCTCGGTCACCTTTCGGTCGAGGTGGAGGCCGAACTCAAAGCCCGTGTCCGTGGTCCCAGGATTTACCGACATACTCTCGATGAACACGCCGTCTGCTCGGCGGATGACGAGGTAGAGATTGCTCTCGACGAACTCGACCGAGAGGATCGTGTCGGTCTCGGGGAACGTCCACTTATACCACGCCGACTGGAGTTTCTCCTGATCGTTCCAGTAGTATTTATAGACGTAGATCGTATTGCGCTCAGTCTCCGACAGCATGGCGATGGTGTCCTCGGAGGAGGACGCTGCCATCTTCGAAATGTCCTTCGGCACATAGGCCGGGACGTGCGAGGTCACATCGTTCGCGTCATTCGTCTTGGTATCGCCGTCGACGTAATACTCCCGAAGTCCTGAGAACTCCCCTCGGTTGAAGGTGAAGTAGATGTTCCGGCCCGAGCCGACCGGCCGCGCCTTTAGGGAGCATTCGAACTCGGTCGTCTGGTTGATCGTGATGGTCTCAGGTGTGAGCAGATCGACAGCACCGAGCTGAAACTGGGTCTGCTCCGAGAAGAGCAGCAGCGTTTCATTGAACGGGATTGCATGCTGCAGGATGGAGACCTTGATGTGCGACACGGCAGCGTCGATGGGGTCGGTGTCGAGAACCTGAGTGGCCGACGAGCGGAAGAAGTTGAAGAAATCGCTGGCCCGCGAGAAGCAGACATTCTCGTCCGCGACAAAGCCAAGACGGTTGCGGTGGAAGAAGATGTCGTTCAGCTTCTTGCCCACAAAGGAGGGCATTGGGCTGCTTTCAAGGTCTCCGACCTTCCGGTCTTCCCAGGTCACCTGCTTGAAGGTGAACGTTCCGTTGGCCTCGCGTACCAGCGCATGGGCCATGGTCGAAGCCTTCAGGCGGATCGCTTGTCCGCCTTTCACGCTCTCAACCCAGACGCCCGACTCGGTGCCGCTGCTGGTCTGGAACTTGACGTAATAGTTATCGAATGAGGACGACTGGTCCCCCGCGATCTCGACACCGAAACCGTCGAAGCCCTTGGCCGGCAGATCGGAAAAACGCTGGACGGAGCGCTTGACGAGCTTCGTCGCTTGGTCGCCCTGGCTGTCCGTGACGTTGATCGTAAAGTCCCCGCCGTCGTTCTTCCTGATCCAGATGCTGGAGCCATTACGGGAGAACGTGAAGCCTGGGGCCTGGGAGTTAATGGCCGTGATCAGATTGGCGGCAATGGTGTCCGTCTGGACCTGGGTGATGTGCGAGGACACCGAACCGTCAGGCGTGTTCACCTCGGCCGTGTTGCCATTCAGGTTGATCGCATATCGGGTGCCATAGGACCCCTGCTTGATCCACACGATTGCCTCAGGCTGCCGAGAAGTCGATAACGTGGTGTCCTGCTCGACCGTTATGGTGCGGTTGATGAGGAACGTGTAGTCAGCAATCGTCACCGCCTTGAAGGCAGACCGAGGGTCAGTCGCGGTGAGATACGCGGTCCCGTTGGGGAAGGCCACGGTCTTCTCCGTGCCCGTCTTCAGGTCGTAGACCTTCAGTGCCTGATTGCCGACGATCACCTCATACTGCTCCGTTCGGTCGCGGTTGATGGTGTGCGTGAACAGCTCGCCTGCAGGAGCGTTGGTGATCTTGGCCTTATGCGTGGTGCCAGGGCGCTTTCGCAGCCCCTCGACGACCGAGCTATGGGCATTCTCCTGCAACTCGCACTGACTCGCCAGACGGAGCGCATAGGGCTGCTGGGAGACGCCGTTGATCAGGTTCGGGATGGTTGTTGAGATAAGCGCCCCAGCCATTAGACGAGGTCTCCTGGGGGCAGTCGATTGGTCACGCGCTGTACGGACGGGTTGTCCCTGAACACGTTCAGATCGAGGGTCTCAGCTTCGGCTGACAGGAGGTTCGACCACGACTTCAGCTCGTCCCTGGAGTTGAACTGCCAGATGGTCTCCGAGCCGACCATGCGCTCCTGAAACTGACGAGCAGCGCGCATCACGATATAGGAGCGGGCAGCCTCAGGGAGCTGGTCAAATGGGAGGAAAAGGACGATCTCGACGTAGACCGTCCGGCCGACCGTGAAGGTGTGGTTCTTGCGGTCGTAGAGGCGATTGCCTCGCTGGACTAGATCGACGCCCTCGTCGGCTCCCGTGGTGTCAACCTTGAGGGTGTTCGGGGGAAGCTGAAGCTCACCTTCGGGGAAGCTGGCGGCAATCGGGTAGTCGATTTCGGTGTTCCAGTGCCAGCCCACAAGCTGAACATCTCGGCTGGACTGGAAGAGGATTTGACGGGCGATCACCGCGTCGACGACACCGGTATCCTCAGCCGTGTTGACTGGGCTTTCACCGATGACGGACAGCATGAGGTTGATCGCCTCAAGCTCCGTGGTGGGAGTTGGGACGAGGACGGGCATGATGATCCTGAAAAAGAAAAAGCCCGCGCGATGGCGGGCCTGATGAAGTGTGTGGTGGCTGGTTTAGGCAGCCGGATAGAACTTGGACTTCTCCGACTGCGGGATGCGACTGACCGTCCTCAGGACACCGTGGAGGGCCGGATGGATGAAGTCAGGGGCCATGCCATGACCGAGGAGTGTTGCGTTGTCCTGGACGTTCGTCGGTAAGACCTCCACGACCTTGTAGTCAGCCGTGCCGTCACCCCTATCCGTCCGCCCAGAAAGCGTTCGGCTGGTCCATAGCCCTGGCTGGTATTCGAACATGACGCGGGAGCCCAACGGTACCGACGAAGGTAGCCGTATAGTGTCCCAGTTTGTCGTGCCGTCTTGATTGCCTGGGTGGCCAATCACGTTGCCAAGTGGAAACAGTTCAGCGGCTGGACCCTTCCTGGGATCACCGTCCGACATGAAGGCGGGCAGCAGGTCGATTACCTTGTTGTACCAAGTGGACGACTTGATCGAGCTGTTCACACTCGCGAGGGTTCCAGACACGGGGTCCCACTGGGTGGTCACTGAGTAGCCTGCTACGCTGCGCCCAGCGTCACTCGACGAGAAGGTCGGCATGAGGGTCATACCGACGATGTGGGTGCCTGCGCCGTATCGGGTCTTGACGCGGCTAGGCAAGCCGAACTTACGGCTCTGCCATAAGCTCAAGGTCGTAGTGGTATCGTTACGGCCAGACTGGTCGAGGACGAAGGTCCAGATCGGTTTACCACCGTTGAAGTTGTCGCGGATGTAGTCGATCATAACCCAGCGCTTCGTAGCGTTGGTTGCCAACTCGTACTCAGAGTGAGCACCTGGGACACCCATGACGACCGGGATTAGGCTTCCCCATACAGGGTCTCTCTGGTCGAGCCACCGTCTCCAAATGCCCATATTTCGCTGTCAATCGGCGTCCAAAATTCACCCCTTATCGGCATCCAATTTTGACCCCCTTGGTGGTGTAGATCAGCACTTGGCCTGCCCGGCGCTGGCCGGGGTTGCAGAGGGTAGGCCAAGTGCGGGTGATGATCGTCTTCGGCTTTAGCTTTGAGAGCGGTTCTTGAAGCGCCAGGACTCGTTTCCGGTTTCGACAATCTCGCAATGATGGGTCAGACGATCCAGAAGTGCTGTCGTCATTTTGGCGTCGCCGAACACCGTCGGCCATTCGCCGAACGCCAGGTTCGTGGTGACGATGATCGACGTGTGTTCGTAGAGCCTGCTGATCAGATGGAACAGGAGCTGACCGCCTGCCTGGGCAAATGGCAGATAGCCGAGTTCGTCGAGGATGATGAAGTCGAGACGGTTGAGGTAGTCGGCCGTCCGACCTTGCTTGCCGCTGCGCGTTTCCGTTTCCAACCGATTGACCAGATCGACGACGTTGAAGAAGCGCCCGCGTGTTCCGTTGCGGATCAGTGCACGGGCAATCGCGATGGCGAGATGGCTCTTCCCGGTTCCGGTGCCGCCGACGAGGACGACGTTGCGTTGATCGGCGACGAAGGTGCCGGTGGCCAATTCCCGCACCAGGGATTCATTGACGGGCGTATCAGCGAAGTCGAAGTCGTCGATGTCTTTGGCAAGCGGCAGCTTGGCGATGCTGAGCTGGTAGCGAATGGAGCGTGCCTGCTTTTCGGCGATCTCCGACTGCAATAGATCGCCGACGATGCGGGGCGGTTCGTGCTGCCGCTTGATGCCGTTACCCATGACCTCGTCGTAAGCGCTACGCATTCCATAGAGCTTCAGCGTGCTCATGAGTTCGAGAACCTGCGTGCGTTCCATCAACTTGCCCTCCTGAGGCTGTCATAGCGTGCGCAGTCGGCGACCGGTTCATGGGTCAGACGCAGCGCATCCGGGGTTTGCAGAGCTGCGGCCGGAGCCGGATCACGGCTGCGGGCCAGAATATTGATGATCACCGAGGCCGAGCAGACGCCCTGATCCAAAGCCTCCTGGCAGGCAGCATCGACAGCCGCCAGACCGTCCGCCGGAACGCAGCCGAGGATGGTGACCATTTGCCGATCACCGTCATAGACGCTCTTCAGCCGCCTGCGCACTTTCTCCATCGCTGCGGGCAAAACCCATTCGCGGAAAGGCGCCCCGTTGCGCAAAGCGCCAGGTTTGCGAGCTAGAACAGGTACATAATGCCAAGGATCGTAGATCGTCTCGCCACGACCAAAGCAGCGCTGATGCTCACCGACGTTCACCCCGTCCTGCCTGATGACGATCTTCTCGGCATAGGCGTGAACCTCGACAGGGCGGCCGACCGCCGTTGAGAGGACGGAGTATTTGTTGTTGTCGAAGCGGACGGTGCAGGTCTTCGACACGGAGGCCGGGACGCAGTGGAAACCGTCGAACGGTCCAACGTAATGCACCAGGCTGCCGCGCTCCTCCTCGAACACCTGCCAGATCATCCGCTCCGTCTGCTCGGGATGGCGATGTGCCTTGGCGTAGGCGATGCATTTATCGAGCAGCCAGACGTTCAGCTCTTCCAGGCTTTTGACGCGAAGGCGTGGGGTGAAGAAGCGTTCGCGCACGAGACCAACCTGGTTCTCGACCTGTCCCTTCTCCCATCCGGATGCAGGCGTGCAGGCAACGGGATGGACCAGATAGTGGCTGCACATCTGCAGGAAGCGGCGATTGTATTGTCGCTCCTTTCCAACGAACACCGCTTCGACCGCCGTCTTCATGTTGTCGTAGATGCCGCGCGTGCAGGTGCCACGGAAGAAGGCGAAGGCCTTGTCATGCGCGTCGAACACCATCTCCTGGCTCTCGCGCATGTAGGCCCGGACAAACATCATCCGGCTGTGGCAGAGCCGGACATGGGCGACCTTGACGGTCGTCGTCACGCCGTTGACCAGAATGATCTCGTGGCTCCAGTCGAACTGGTAAGCCTCACCTGGAGCGTAATAGAGAGGCACATAGGCTTCCGCCGTCACTGCTCCCCGGTTCTTCGCCCAGGTCTTGGCGTATCGCCGGATCGCGTCATAACTGCCATCGTAGCCGAGTGCCCGAACCTCCTCGTAAATCCGGATCAACGTCAGCCGCTCGCGCGACGGCTTGCCCTCATTGGCTGTCAGAAACCGCTCAATCTCCGCCTTCCAGGCTCCGATCCTTGGCAACGGTTGCCGTTCTCGTTCATAGGTAAAATCCGTCTCGTCGGAACGCAGTATCTTGCGAACCGTGTTGCGCGACACATGAAGTTCCCGGACGATCTTCTTCACGGACCAGCCCTGCACATGGAAGGCCCGTCGAACACGCGCAATCGTATCCACTCGCTTCAACTCCCGCTCCATCCGCCGCTAAAAGCCGGATGGTCAGATGAAATCTGAGGGGGGTCAAAATTGGACGCCGATTACCCCGCCAAGGGGGTCAAATTTGCACGCCGGAACACATATTTCGCCGCTCGTCTGCCGACGCAGCGATCTCCTGCCGCTCCGCAAGTGAGTCCGCGAGCATGAGAGGAACCGGCCTGCCATCCCATCCCTTAGCCAGCACCAAGGCTGGACCATAGGCTTGCGTCTGGGAGTTGGTGGCATTGCCAACGGTGTTGTACCAAGTGTCTGGGTCAAGGGCTGGCGTCGAGGGGCCATTAGCTGCCGCAAGGGCACGAATGGAAGCGAGGTCACCCGCGCCCCAATATTTCTCACCACGGTGTCGCTGGATTCGGTAGGCGCCCAACCGGTTCTCACCTACGTTGCCATGGTAGACCGTGCGGATACCGAAGATGGACCAAGCTGGGAGGGCTGTCGGGAGGGTTACCTGCCCGTAGACGATACCTGTGTTTGCCGTGATGGTGGCTGCCGCCAGTCCCCCAAAGAGGATCGGGTATTCGGTGCCATTGGGGTGGATGAAGAACGCCTCGTCGAGGAGCGTGTCTGTGGTTGGACCTTGGGTTTCCTGCGGTGCGTTACCACCTTCGGTGAGCGCAAAGCCAACGAATGGGATCAGGAAGTCATTGGTCGGATAGTCGGGGGACCCGAAGAACAGCTTGGAGCACTGGTAGTTCAGGCCGGCCGGATATGTCCAAGGGTTTGCCGTGTTGCCTGTAGGCCAGCGTGTTCCGGTGGCTGCGGGCATATAACGGTTGGCGTCCGGTACCCACGCAGGGTGCCCGAGCGCCCGACGAGGAGCCCTCCCAAATCGAGGAGAGACCGTCACGCCGATGATTGGCATGGGGCCTCCTATTCCGTCTCGATGTGGATTTCGACGCTGGCGTTCGAGACTGCCGTAATGCGCCGAATGCGGGCTGCGATATAGTGGTTACCTGCGGTGAAAGTGCGGGTGACCGCAGCTCCATCATCGTCATTCAGATAGACCATAGAAATGGTCGCAGTCGCGCCATCAGGGACGTAGATTGCGAGTGCCTTGGAATAGATCGGCAGCTCCTTTGCGCCGATGTCCCCGGTCCCGACTTTGTAGCACTTGGTCGGTGAGCTGATCAGCGTTCGTCCGCTGAAGCTCGGGTAAGGGTCACGCTTGCTTTCGTAAGCCATGTGAATGTCCTTCACGAAAAAAAGGGGAGACCCCCGAAGGAGCCTCCCCTGAATTCACTGGTGGATTGATTAGGCCGCAGCGTTGCGGATTTCGACAGCGGCCTGCGGGCGCAGGATGCCGTGACCGACCGCGTACTTGGCGACCATCAGGTGACCCTGACGGCGGATGTCGTAGGCCGACTCCATGCCCATATCGAGCAGCTTGACGGTACCGACCGCCGACTTGTGCATGACAAGTGCGGAGGTGTTCGCGAAGTTGCCGCGATACTTCAGGCCCGAACCAGCTTCAACGCCGGTAGCGGCCGAGAGGTCCGCGTTCGGCAGGTGGTTCGTCTTGACGATCTGGATGCCGGCGACCTTGAGGATCGAGCCCTCAGCGTAGGAACCCATGCCGCCCCAATCCTTGTTCAGGTTGTTGGTGGCCTTGACGAGGTTGTAATACTGGGCGGGGCGGACGAAGGCGACACGCTCTTCTTCCGGCACGTCCTTCTCGTCGAGCTTCTGGGCTGCGATGAACAGCGCGGCTGCGAGGTGGTCGCCGTTGGTGTTGAAGTTCGGCGTGGCCGGCAGACCGGCTTCACCCGTCAGGATGACCGAACCACCCGGTTCACCGTCGACCACGTTCGTGGCACGGGCAGCGAGGACGCCGACCTGAAGCAGGTGCTTGTCCATCGTCTTGGCCAGGAAGCGGCCCATCTCGGTCGAGTAGATCGAGCGCAGATCGTAGTGGGTCTTGGCCTCGTCGATGTTGGCGATGAAGCCGTGCGAGATCAGGAGGTCGTCGATGGTGATGACCGTCTCGGCAGCCTTCAGGTTCAGACCGGTGATCTCAGTGCCGGGAACATGGTATTCGCCACCGACCTTACCAGTCGCCGGGAACTGAGCCGACTTGCCGGAATTGATCGTGCGCGTCATCGTGTGTTCGAGGGCGACGTTGGTTTCCTCGAAAGCAGTGAGGACTTCGCCTGCGAACTGCATGAGGAACAGTGCATCCACATCACCAGAGCCGTTGATCTGACCGATGCGGGTAACGTTGGCGTTTGCCATTTAAGTATTTCCTGTGAAGAGTTGGAAGTTGATCAGGCTTCCGAGAACGTCTTCACTCGACACGACAAAGTTGTCCCGACGCATCGGGGCTAAGTTTGCAGAGTGGTGTTCTTGGGATTACCTTGGACAGCCGCGTATGAGGCACGCAGCACTGTCGAACTTCTTTCACAGGGTAGGATGATTGGAGATCGGGGTCGGGATCGAACCGACATGCTTCGGATTTGCAGTCCGAGCCGTAACCATTCCGGCACCCGATCTTAGTCCTGGTAGACATTCTCGTCTCATTTTCACCGCCCCAGGACTGACCAGCGGCATGCCTGCCCCCGAAGGGGCAAGCAGATATTAGTAGAGGCCCGGGCCGGTCGGAGCTGCCGGGAAGTCCTTCCGCTTGACGGAGAGGACGGAGGCGATGCTTTCGAGGACCGACAGGATTTTCGCAGCGATGGCGTCATCCTTCGGGGTCGGCGTCAGCTTGGAGATCAAAACGAGGACGGCCTGCAGCGCGAAGAGCACTGCGAAAATGTCGTCGAGGTGAGCCCAAACCAGCGCCACGATAGAGGCGAGTGCGGTCATTGGCGTTCCTTAGAACAGAGAGGACTTGGAGAGGATGCGCTGGACATCAGCTCGGTAGGCTGGGTCCTTCTTGTAGCGCGGGTCACGCATTGCTGCGGTGAGTTCTGCGGTCGACCGGTACACCTCCGAGGAGCTGCCGTTGGTATCGCCATTGAGCAGTTCAGGGTCGTCGCCATTGGCAGCCACGAAGCGAGCCTTCAGCCCCTGAACAGCCATCTTAGCTGCGGTGGTGTTGCCGCTGTCGACCTGATCGTTGTAGGCAGCGATCTCGGCCGGCGTGAGGTTCAAGGCTGCCCATTCGGTCATCTGCGCATAAGCGTCTTCGCCACCGACTGCGAGGAGGACCTCGGCACGGTGGAGCTGGGTCTTCGCTTCCTGGCCGGCGATGAAGTCGTCGACAAGTTCCTTGGAGAGGCCCTTCTCGGCCAGCTTGGCGTAGCTCTCATCGGACAGCGCGCCCTTCTCAGCGAACTCAGCGCCGAAGGCGTCGAAGTCGAGGCCGACTGCGGTGACCGCTTCACGGGCCTGATCGAGGGGAGCTTCGTCACCCTTCGGTGCCGGCGTGGACTGCTTGCGTTCCAGTTCAGCATAGGCTTCAGCCAGGGCTTCCGGCGTCTGGAACTTCTCGGGGAGCCAGGAGGGACGTTCAGCGGGCGTTTCGGCAGGCTTCTCGTTGGAACCGGACTGGTTCTGGAATTTCTCGACCATCAGAGCGTTATGCTCGTCAGAGCCGGGGACCACGATCTGGTCCTGTTCGTTCACTTCGTTTTCCATGGTTCCTGCTTATTTCGAGACTGGAGCGTTGCGGCGGCGGGCAATGCCGAGCGAGATCGCGGACCCCTTGCGGGCGAACCACTGCTGCTCTTCGGGCTTCGGTCCCTGCTTCTCGGCCGGCGTCGAAGTACCCCGAGCGGGAGCCTGGGGCTTCTGCACGGTGTTCGCGTTGGCATTTGCACGGGACGGGATTTTGAGAGCCGGGGCGTTCTCACGGGCAGCCGCAGCTTGGCCGATCACCGAATTGGCGCTGGCGATCCCCACGGCCTTCGCGGGACGCGGGTAATCCTGCTTCGGGGCAGGCTTATCGGCTACCTTCGGGGCAGCCTTCGGAGCGCTGTCGACGGCAGCCTGAGCATCAGTCTTCATCGCCTCGGGGCGAGGTGTTGGTGTCGGGACGGCCTTCTTGGTCTTGGCCATCTCGTCTTTCGTCTTGGTGTGGTAAGACTTGCCCCCAAACTTGAAGGTGGTCTTGCCAGCTTTGCGGGCAGCCTTGAAGGCGTCACCGAATGAGGTCATGAGGTAGTCCTTAGAAGTCGAGGGAGACGATGCCGCCATCGTGGACAGTCCGCTTGGGACCGGCACGACCGGAAGGCACCTCAGAGGTCAGAGGGGCAACTTTGGTTACCGCGCTCTCGTCACCCTGAGGAGGCTGATTGGGCTTGGGCTTGCGCGCCATTCTGCACCTCTGGTTTGAGTTGATCTCGGAGGATGTCCATCCCCTTCGGGCCGAGCTTCTCGATGAGCTGCTGCATCATCGCTGTCTGCTGAGCCTGGGCGAGCTGCTCTTGGGTCTGGACGAGGCCGGCCATGTCGATGCCAAGGGAGGTCCCGATGCGGGTTAGGAAGTCGGTCTTATTGATCTCAGGCGGTAGCTGAGCGGCCTGCACTGCTGCGCTGGCGAAGACCTGAAGCTTGTTCATGTCATGGCCGCGACCGAGCGCTTCGAGGCCGGTCGTGATGGTCGGCCTGACTACACCCTTGGGCAGCGGAGGTATCTTCTTGGTCCGCTCCATGCGGAACATCAGAACGCGGACGAGCGGGAGTTGGAACTCCTGCGACAGGATCGAGTAGACGCCACCAAGGGCATCTTCCAGCTCGCCGGCCATGTACCGAATCTCTTCGGCCGTTACGCGCTCCCCTGCCCGCTGGATTGCGGTATTCAGGAGGAAGGCGAACGACAGGCGCTGCTGGATGGTCTCAATCGTCTTGAAGGCGATCTGAAAGTCGGCGTACTTTTCCAACTGCAGGACGCTTACGTCTTCGGCATTGCCCGAGCGGACAGCGCCAGACGGGGCCTTGGCAATGTCGGTCATGCGGGTCGTGCCATTCGGGTTCACGAGGAACAGCACCTTGGCAGCCGCAGCCGAGCCCTCCACGATGGCCTGCTGGAGAGTTTCGAGGGACAGGAGGTCGCCGTAATATTCTTCGACGTAGCCGCGACCGTAGTCCTCGCAGTCAATCTTGGTGAACCGCAGGGCAATCCACGGGCACTTATCGAGCGGATAAGAGCCACGCGAACGGGGCACGGTCATGCCCTTGATCTCCTGCCTGATGACCCATCGGTCGGCCGTTCGGACGATGTGGGTGTACAGCTCGACGGTCTTCTCGTTCGACTTCGACTTGGATTTGACGTGTGCCTTCATGGCCTCAGGGACCATGTCAGGGGAAATGTCTTCGCGGGTTATGATCTCGATCACATTGCCCATCGGGTCACGCTTGACCACATAGCGGTCGAGACGGAAGACCCGCATGCCTCCCTCGTTCGGGAGGTAGATTAGGACGTTACCAGCAACGAGGAGCTGCTTCAGCGCTTCGAAGGCGGACACACGGATTGCCGTGGTCTCGATCTCCGTCATCAACGACCGCTCGATCTTGTTCAGGCCCTTCTCGACCTCGGCTCTCATCCCCTGCCGCTGCGTCAACTGTTCGAGCGTGAAGTCGTCGATCATCAGACGGAAGAAGGGGGAGTTCGGAGGGAGAAGGGCCAGCAGGAGCTTGGAGGCCAAATTGTTCACGCCCCGTGCGCCGATGCCCTGGAAAGGGGTCGGAAGAGCCGAGGACTCAGAGTGACCTGAGGGAGGGAGAAGCGATGGGATGGTCAGCTTGGCAGACGCCCGTGCCCTTTCGAGGACGACAGACCTGGCTGCGCTGAGCTGCTGATAACGACCGGAAGCTGTTTGTCCGGTCATCGGGGAACCTTATGCCTGTGGAACGTTGATCCCGGTTGCGCCCCCACCAGTGCCCGCGTCGAGCGGGATGCGGAGACCAGATCTGCCCTTGCGCTTGGCCTTAATGGCTGCCTGCTCGGGGGAGAGTTCGTCGGGCGTCTTCGGGCCAGCCTGATTGACGGTGGCCGCAGGCTGAGCGGGCGGCGGGGTCTGGGCTACAGCCTCGACCTTCTGCTGCTTGACTTTCGGTGGGCACATTTATCGGAGAACCTGTTCGTTGATCACCGTCTCATTCTGACGGCGATATTGTTCGAGGAGGAACCTCACGACAGCTCTCTCACCCCCACTCCATCTGATCTCATCTAAGGAGGTTTTTAATGAGGGGGTCCTCTCAGGGAACCTCTTATCGAGAGCCTCGACGAGGTCTTTGGGGATATGAGGGAAGCGATCTTCGTCAGCGGCCATCGAGTTATCCTTAAGTGGGGGGTAATTGAAAAAGCCCTCGGGGTGGTCTTTCACCCCAAGGATTTGATCGCCTCGACCAGCTCAGCGCGCCGGCTGAAATCGAGGTAGATCGTCGCGGTTCTGGTCTGCAGGACGAGCTGGCCCCCCTTGCGGGAGACCTTCAGGTCGCTTGGTAAGTTTTCGTTCGTGTGGTCCTGCAAGCTGCTCACTGTGCCTTCGGAGCTTCCTGCACAGTAGTCGTCGGAACGGGTGCGGCCGGTGCTGCAGGTGCGGCCTGGGCGGGTGCCTGGGTGGGAGCTTGCTCAGCCGGCTTCTCGTCATCGCCGAACAGCCAGGAGGCGATGCCGTAGCCAGCAATCGAGCCGAGCATACTGGAGAAGAAGCCGCCACCGCTCGACTGGTTGATCGTGGTCGAGGAGTAGGAATTTGAGGACGGACGGCTGTAGCTGTAGGCCGGTCGCGAGTAGCTCGTTGAGGGCAGGCTGTAGCTGGTGCTGGGGCGGCTGAAGGAAGTCGACGGGCGCGAGAACGACCGCGAGGAGCTGAACGAGGACGAGCGGAAGGAGCTGCCACCACGGAAACCGCCGAAGGAAGCGGCCTCGGCCAGGGAGACAGAGACGAGCATCACCGAGAGGAGAGCGACTGCGAGAAGCTGGAGACCAGCGAAGAACTTCTTGATCATGAATTCACCAGTGAATTAAAGAGGTTAAATGGACTGCGCGACGACGAGTGTCTTCGTGTAGAGGTCGCGAAGTGTTCCAGTGTTGTGGATGACGTGGTGGAAGAGGTGGTCCTTAAGACGGCCCTCATATGCACCACCGGCCTCCCTCGAAGGGTCAGGCCGAACGACTTTTACCAGCGTCCCGCCGAGGGAAGTGATCAGGTCGTATTCATTGGGGAAGCGGAGATCGTCGACGACAACATCGATTCCCTTGTCTCTCAGGCCCTCGATCTTGGCGGCTGCCACCTTGGTCCAGAGGTCTTGATCGATGGCCTCGCGGCCCCAATCAGTGCCCAGGGTCTGCATGATCTGACGTGGGGTCACCGTCTTGAAGCCGGGGATGACTGCCTCCTTCAGGTCACCTTCGATCATCCGCTCGACCGTCGTGTCCTCGAAGCCCATGGAGCCGAGGAGACCACGGGCCATGTTCTTCAGCGGGCCGGCGAACTTCTCGTTTGCGAAGCCGTGCTGGATGAGGACTTTGGCGACCTCAGACTTCCCACTACCGGCTGCATCGCTGTAGAGGGCGATCAGCTTTCCTTTGGGCTGCCATTTCATGCTGCGTTCGGGACAACATGCGATGAGCTTCGGGTTTGTCTTACGCTTTTCCCGCAACTCGTCCTCATTCATTGTCGAGCCGCAGCCCGTACAGCGGAGGATTTTGCCGTCTACCGTGGTTGCCACAGGATAGGCTCCTTCTTCTTGAAGTCGTAGTCGGACGCACGGAGGATGCGAGCCACGCGGGCCTGCGTCAGTGCATCGGTTTCGGTGAGCTTGGCTTTCTCGAAGGCGGCAACCACGCTCGCCCAGCCCTCTGCCAGATCGAAGTCTTCAATCGGGCCGAGGATCGCCTCAGCCTTCTTCGGGCCAATGCCAGGGCAGCCTGAATAGCCGTCCGTGGTGTCACCCATGAGGGTCTGGTAGAGGTGCCAGTAGTCGGCCTCCTGCTCGGAGTATTCGACGATCTTGGTCTTGCCGTCGATGTTGCGGCAGGACTTGCCGGGGATCGTCTTCATGTCCTTATCGATGGACACGATGATGCGCTCGTCGGTGCCCTTCATGGTGGCGAGAATGCCCATGCAGTCGTCACCTTCGAGGCCTGGGCGGAAGTAAGCGCCAAGCTCTTCGATCATCCACTCCTTGGTCTTCATCAGAACCAAGGGCTTCTTGATGTTCGAGCGGTTGCCCTTGTAGGTGGCCAGGACGGACTTGCGGAAGTTTCCGAGGCTGTCGGTCAGGCAGAGCTTGCAGGCATCGCCCTTCAGGTCTTCCATCGTGTCGTCGATGATCTGCTTGACCTTCTTCTGCACCTCGAACTCGTCGACGTGCCAAGTCCAGTAGCCGTCGCCCCAGTCAGTCGCCACCTCAAGGGACGAGGCAGCCACGTAGGCGACCACGTCCGCGTCGATGAGGAGGGTTCTAGTCATGGAGGATGACACCCTCCTCTGCTTCGGCTGCCGTCCAGTTGACGTGACCGACGAAGCGGTATTCGTCCGGGTAGAGTTCCGCATATGCGTCATTGACGACATGGTGCGGCGGGCGTTCGTCCCAGATGATCGGGACCAGATCGTCACCGCTTTCGGTGCGACCGAAGGTGACCCAGCGTTTGGTTGACATCAGCGTCTCCTCGCAAAGGTTTGATAGATTTGAAGGATCGACCGATCCATCAGGGTGTTGGTGATGCCCTCGGCAACTGCGCGATAAGCCACACGCTCGCGAGGTTCGTCGCGGTTGAACTCATCGATCTCGACCCTCGTCTCGAAGGTCTTGCCGTTGATCTTGAAGACCATTCGGACGTGGTCCTTGAAGTGCAGGACATCGCGGCAGGTATCGAGCGTTACGAACTCGACCTTGGTGTCCGCGACTTGGTGCCCAATGATCTCCTTGATGGAATCCCCGGCTTTGTCTTGCAGCTCGCCATAGAGGCGGGCCGCATCGGCAGCATCGTTCGGCTGTTGGTTGATGGTCATGTGATGGTGGTGGGTCGTGCGCCCACCGACGAACGTGCGGTCGAACATCAGGAGACCAGCCTCGCGATGTCGACGACGATTGCCACGAGGATGATCACCGATAGGATTTTAGCGGTGCGCTCAGTCATGGCTCATCCCCGACAGTGCGTAATAGTGGGAGAGGCCGACCGGCGTGATCATCCACTTGCGGGAGTACAGGCCGGCAGCCATGCGGGTCGTGATGAAACCGTCGCTGGCTGCCATGGCAATCAGATCGGCGTTCTCACGGGCGAAGTTCGATTTGGTCTTGAAGGGGTTCTCCAAGGCCTGCTTGAGGATTTCGAGCATGGCTCAGTGTGTTTCCTTCCAGTTGTTTCCGATCTTGAATTCCCCGTCGATGGGGCACGAGAAGGCGAAGAACGCCCCCGCGTCACGCATCGCTTGGACGACGATCTGGCCCACTTCGTCCGCGATCTCAGGCCGGCATTCGGTCTGGATTTCGTCGTGGATGTGGGCGACGAAGCCGTAGTCCTTACCGAATATGTACCCACGCGTGGATAGTTCACGGTAAGCGAAGATCATCGCGACCTTCGAGATCAGCGCGCCCGCAGATTGCAGGAGCGTGTTGAGGGCCGCATGGGACGATCTGATGTGGAGCTTACGTCCGTCGAGGCCGACGAGGACGCCACCAGGGCCATCCTTGAACCACCACTGCTTGGCGCTGTCCTGCCGCCAATTGCCGGCATAGACCGGGTTGACGATGAGGGGCCGCTCCTTGCGGACGAAGCCGAGCACCTTCAGTTCCACCACCTCGCGGAGGCGGCGCAGCGCCGGGGTGCGCTGGAGGAACGACTTCTTCAGCTTCTTGCCAGCCGCCTTGAGCTGCTCCTTATCGGGCTCCTCGCTTCCCTTGAAGTATTTGTCTGCAAGGTGCCGGTAAGGCAGGCCCTTCTTCCGCGCCTCGACCATGATGTCATAGACGACCGACCCGATCTTCTCGTCGCCTGCCCCGTAGAGGAAGGCGTAGATGAAGGTCTTCGAGCCATTGCGGTAAAGGATGTGGAGCGGCTTATGGTCGTCCCTCGCCTCCTGCGTCAGGTCGAGCGCTTGGACGTTAGTCCAGTGGGCGTCAGCCTCAATGAGGATGCGGCCGAACTCGCCATCATCGAAGAGGGCCATGAAGTGGGCGAGGCATCGCAGCTCAAGGCCAGATAGGTCGGCACCCACAAGAACCCAGCGGGACGTAGTGCTGAACAACGCTCGGCACTCAGCACCATAAGGGCTGCCCACTTTGGGCACTTGAGCCACGTTCGGGCCGCTGTGAGTGCAGCGACCAGTGACCGCACCGTTGGTGTTGACGGAGCCATGAATGCGCCCTTTCCTGACGAGCTTAAGCCACGCCTGATCGCCTTCGGCCAACTGACCGATGCGCTTTTCGACGAGGAAGTGTTCAGCCAATACCTTGGCCTGCGGATAAGGCAGGGCCTGGAGGATCGTTTCGTCGATCTTCGGCTGGCCGGAAGGAGTGAACTCCTGGGGCACCCAGCCCATGGCCTGCAGGCGATCTGCGATCATCTGCCGGGAGGACGGGTTGAACTCGACCATCCACTTCTTCGTGAATGGCTCGCCCCTCACATAGCCACGCTGCTTATTGTTCACCTTGGGGATGAACACCTCGGTCTTCTCGACCGGAGGGAACGCAACCTGAAGGTCCCTTGCAATCTCCATTCGTCGCTGAACGAGCTGGTGATAGAGCTTGATCGCTTCGGCCTCGTTGAAGGCGAAGCCATGGCGCTCCTGCATGGCGATGATCTTGCAGAACTCGTGCTCGATCCACAGGGACTTCTTGGCGGGGTCTTTCTTCTGGATGCGGGCGTATAGCTTCGCAGTGACTTCAACGTCCTGCTCGCAGTAAGTCTGCATTTCAGGGGACCAGAACTGCCAGTCGGAGGTTTCCCCGAACTCCCCCTTCAGCACACCGAGGCGGTAGCCCCAGGCTTTCAGGGAGTGGGAGCCGACCAGCTTGCCTGGGTAGCCCTTTCGAACCTGCTTGAGATCGTGGTCAGCAATGTCGGACCAGAGCAAGCGGGAGCAGACCAAGGTGTCGATGATCAAGCCTTTCGGCTCGAACCACGGGAACACCTTCTGCAATGCCGGGATGTCGAACTTGATGATGTTGTGGCCGATGATGACATCGGCGTTCATCAGGGCATGTAACGCTTCCTCGACGGTCCAGTCCGTGATGATTGTGGGATCATCGGAACCGTATTCGTTCGGGGTCGCGGAGATCGTGAAGCCACTATGCGGGTCACGCATGACCAACGAGTGGACCCTTGTCAGGGTGTCCAGAAGCCCGTCAGTCTCGCAGTCGAAGATGTATGTGGAAGGCGCAGGCGCGTCGATTACCGACCCGTCTGGCCAATGCCAATTGAAGTCCATGATGTTCTCTCGCTGGAGTAACTATCCACTCGTGGATGCTTTCGATTAAAAGGGGGTGTCGTCACTCGCCGGTGACGTTTCATCCCCGAACTCGATACTGGTTTCGTAGAGCCTGCCGCTCTCGCGCTCATAGCCGAGATAGATGATCTCGCCCGTGGCTTGGCCGGTGTAGCGATCCTTCAGCACACGGAAGGTTGTCACCGAACGGAGACGCTCATCGTCATGCTGCTGATCACGTTCGAGGCCGAACATGTAGTGGCACCAGAAGCCAATGGCTCGGCTGCCTTTGAAGTGCCTGATCATGACGCGACCACCTTCTTCGTGGGGCTTCCCTTCCGGCGTGGAAAGGTGCGAAACGAGGTGGATGATGATGCCCAGCTCCTTAGCTAGGGCAGCCATCTCGGCCATGATCTGTTCGAGGGCTTTGCGCTCGTCGTCCTCGGCAGCCGCAAGGGCCGTGAGGTGGTCGATGTAGAAGACCTTCACGTCCTCACTGTGAACGAGGTAGCGGATGGTCTCGCGGATGACGGACCACTCGGTCGCCCCGAAGCTGTCGTAAAAGAACAGCATGTCCTGATCGAGCTTATCGAGCGCTTCGTCCAGCTCGGCCTCGGTCCACCCATCGTCTGGGATATGGAACCGTCGACCGGAGAACTTCCCAGCCAATCTCTTCGCCGTCTCGGTAGGCATCTGTTCGAGGAAGAACACGCCGACCTTCTGTCCCAGCTCGGTGACATCGAAGGTGATCTGCTGGGTGAGGAAGTCGGTCTTCCCGATTCCGGTGCCAGCGCCGAAGGCATAAACCTCACCCCAGCGTCGGCCGTAGGTGAGCTTCGTCAGGCGATCAGAGAACCACCGGAGGCCCATCTCGATAGGCCGACGAGCGGCCTCCTTGATGTCCTTGAAAACCACGACCCCGTCGGGGCGGTAGGTCTGGGCTTGCCAGACGGCAGTGATGATCTCGTCCCCCTTCCCTGCCATGAGCAAGGCGTTGGGGTCTTTGTCCGGTAGTCGGGCGATCTTGCACTTGCCTGGAGGAAAGAGAGCAGCACACGCGGCTGCGGCTTCTCGCCCCGGCTCGTCCATGTCGAACATGAGGACCACTTCCTCGAAGGTGGTGAGCCATTCGAGGGCATTGGACAGGGCCTTCTTCGCGGACTGAGCGCCATTCTGAATGGACACGACAGGCCACTTATTGCCCTGCACCTGGCTGACCGACATCGCGTCGATCTCGCCTTCGGTGATGACGACCTTACGACCACCGCCACTCCAGAGGTTCTGCCCGAAGAGCAGCGCCGGCTTCATGTTGCCGGTGACCGTGAAGGTCTTGTCCGCAAAGCGCACCTTCTGGGCCGTGAGGTTTCCCTCATCGTCATAGTAAGGGGCGATGTGGACAAGTTGGTCTTTGAAGTGACCGATCTGGTAGCCGAACTTGCGGCAGGTTTCTTCGGTGATGCCGCGCTTTGAAAGGGCACGGTATTCCCCGCCCGAGATGAGTTCTCGCGACATCTTTGCTTTCCTTGATGTTTGGGGTGCGGAGCCATCTCCCGGCTCGTAGTAGTCACAGCCGAAGCAGTGGCCGTGGCCGTCCGAGTAGCGGCCAAGGTTGTCCCTTGAGCCGCACTGCGGGCATGGCTCCTTACGAACGAAGGAGCTTTCTGACATGGGTTACTTCAGGGCGTCCCTCAGGCCGCTGATGACAGAGGCCCAGAAGATCACGACCACGGCCCCGACCAGCGGGCCGAGCGCCTTGAAGGCGAGGATGGCCGTGACGATCATGAACAGAAATAGGCTGAGGACGACGGCCATCGCGAAGAAGCCGCTGAGGAACTCGTGCATCGCCCTGCTCATGGTGCCACCTTCACGAGGCAATGCGGAGCGACCAGCGAGTAGTCTTCCTTACGCCACGCTCTCTTGTAGTCGATCTTCACCATCTGCTCGGTGAAGCCGACGACCTTGTAGGGGCCGGAGAGACCGCCACCGCGACCGCCCACGCCATGCACAACACGATCACCTACTGCGAGTTCTTGGTCGATGAAGTCCTTCATTCCTCAACCTCCACATAGATTGGCTTCACACCGTAGCGGTTCGAGCCATCAGGGATGGAGCGGGAGGCTTCCTTCGCAGTGGTCCAGACCTTGAAGCGGCGGGTGCCGCTCTTCGGCGTGTTCGTTGCGTAGTCCCAAGCGAGATAGCCGAGGAGCTTCTGGGTCATGCGTAGACCCTCCCAGCCTTGCGAAGGGCGTACTCGGCGTAGACCTTGCCGTTGACATCGGTCTTGATCGTCGAGGTGACCTTGTGGCCGGCCTTCTTGATTTCGAGGATGCGAGCTGCGAGGCGCTCGACGCCGAACAACTGACGGGCCACGAGTGGGGTGATGGAGTTGCCTGCAATCAGGTACTTGACCAGACGGTCGCACTGGCTGCCCGACTGGAAGACGATGGTCCTGACCTTCGGGGTTGCCTTCTTGACTGCCTCGACGGGGTCGACCTTGACCAGCGTGAGGTCAGCGGCGGGTACATACTGGTTGTAGTTGAAGCCCGACACCGTAACAGTGACCGTCGCGTCTTTGTGGGCGTAATCAACAACACCCTGCCGCCCCGCGAAGCCATGTTCGTAGAAGAAATCAGGCTGGCTGCGGTCTTCGAACGCGCAAACGAGTACCGTGTCGCCGGCCTTGAAGGGGTTGATCAGTTCAAGGCTATTGGCCTTGGACCAGCGGCAGTGGTTCGGCTTACCATGGCCGGCGCAATCATGGCCGAGCATCGTGGGGTTCTCGAACTCGACAGCCATTGAGGTGCCGTTTGTGTGGCAGAAGCGGACGCGGCCAATGCCGTATTGCGGGAATTTCGTGTGGCGAACATGTGTGCCAACAGCGTATTGCGTCATGGTGATCTCTCGGGAGTTGAGGTCGTAAAAACGAAAAGACCCCCACGGAGGGAACCGTGAGGGCCAGTTGGAGGTCAGCTTAAGTGGGTGGTAATCAGCCCGGGAGGCGGATGACCTGACCGACCTTCAGCTTTGCTGGGTCGACGTGCGGGTTGACCTTGAGGATTGCCTCGACGGTCGTTCCGTACTTCTTCGCCAGACTGAAAATCGTGGGGGTGGCGCTGGTGATCTCTACTGCTCGGGCGTCCGGTTCAGCCGGCACATGCGAGGTCTCGAAAACGCCGGTCTCGTTGATCCATTTGCGGACATCGAACGACGGGCAGTCCTTCTTCACACCTGGGAAATCCCGGTGTCCCTGAACGGTGACCCCAGGGTACTTGCCGCGCAGCTCACGGAGCTTGATCGCGAGCGTGGCGAACTGGGCCGGCGTGAAGTTGTTCTGCGCCTTCATGTTTGCATCGACACCGCCAACGAGGCAGATGCCGATTGAATTGGAGTTGTGGTTTTCGACGTGAGCGCCGACCACATTCTCGGGCCGGCCGAGTTCCACCGTGCCATCGCGGCGGATGACGAAGTGGTAGCCGATATCGATCCAGCCCTTCTCGCGATGCCACTGGCGGATTTCCTTCGCGCCGATGTCCATCTTGGGCTGCGTGGCCGAGCAATGCACGACGAGGTAGGAGGTCACCTTGCGAGGTGTGAACATGCTACTCATCGATCCATTCCTGGGGGATGACCTTCGCCGCGAACTTGAAGCCGTGCTTCAGGCACCAATCGGCGTAGGTTGTTTGTGATGTCTTGGAGATGCGGGCTTTGGGGTTCGAGAAGACGAACCGGATGTCCAGCTCGGGGTGCTGCGTCTTGACCAGCAGATGCTTCTGCCGGTCCTCGGTTACGAAGCGCCCCTTGGTTTCGATGAAGATACCGTTCGGGAGCTGAAAGTCTGGGGTGTACTTGGCCTTCCGCTCGGGCTTGACGTAAGGGATGACGACCTCCTCGTAGCGCGGGTTGATGCCCTGCGCCCGAAGCTGATCGCCCACCTTGTCCTCAAGACCGGAGCGGAAGCCCTCTCGAATGCCCACCGCGCGCAGTCCTGCTGCGGATGTGCGGTAGGTCATGTGATCCTTAGAACGGGATGTCGTCGTCGATGGTCTTCGACGAGGTGTCCTCGCCGCTCTCATCACCGAAGCCGCTCTCGTTCTCCTCGGTCGCCGGCTCTTCGTATTCGTAGCCGTCCTCGGCACCGAAGCCGTAGCTCGATGCGGAGCGCTGACCACCGGAGACGAGGTCGATGATCTGAACAGCCTTCAGCTTCAGCTTGAGGCCGGCCGCGCCAGTGCCTGGGATGAAGTACGGCTGGCATTCGAACGAGACCTTGGCCTCGGTGCCTGACCAGATTTCCGGGACCTTGACCATCGGCTTGCCCTTAGCGTCGAAGATCGCAGGCTTTGCGGCCCACTTCGTCTTATCCTTGCGCTCGCCGCTCGCAGCCATCGCGAACTTGAATTCGATGTAGCCGGTCGGCTGCTCGGTTTCCTGATCGTAGAGGGTCGTGAACAGGTCGTTCTCGGTGACCTTGCCGAGCTTCTTGCGGGTCTCGACCTTGAGTTCCTTGAACTTCGCTGCGGCCTCTTCCATTGCGGCCTGATAGTGCGGCATCAGGGCGGCGATGAAGGCCTTGGTTGCCGGTGCGTCAGCTTCGAGCACCAGCTTTGTGGAGTACTCGCCGTTCGGCTTCGGGTATTCCTTCGTGCCGTAGTCGACCTTGTCGATCTTCGGGAACTTCAGGGGACCGCGAGGGGAGTTGAGCGACGGGTTCTTCTTCTTGTCTGCCATATGGAAAGTCCTGCTGGAGAAAAAGGAAAAGCCCCCTCACCGGCTGGCGAAGGGGCTGAAAAAATCCACGGGTGGATTGGTGTAGTTAAAGCTTCGCCGTCTTGACCGGGGGGATCACCGGCTTCTCGCGGCTGGCTTCGAAGGTGGCCTTGAGGACGTGGTAGGTCCCGCCGATTTCCTTGGCCAAGCGCTGTGCCTCGGCCTCGGCAGCCGTGTTCGTGAGGTGGACCTTCGGCTTGCTGCCGGGGGCGTAGGTGGTGCCTTCGAGGGCGGCGACGATGAATCGACCGGTGACGGGGACTGCAGGTGCCTGGACGGCTTCAGTGACGGGTTCGAAGTACTTCGGCATCCGCCAGCCTGTCATGCCGTCGACCTTCAGCTCCGTGAGGCTGCTGTTGAATTCAGTTACGGTGAAGACCTCGCCCTTCCGGCTGCCCTGGAGACGACGAACACGGTCACCGATCCTGAAGCCTCCGACATGCTGGGTCGAAGTTGCCGGCTGCAGTTCGAGGAAGTTCTCGTGGACCTTGATCAGACTGTCGAACGGGCCACCGACGAACTTGACCATGAACCAGCCGCCAGCCTGGGCTGACTCGACCACGCCTTTCCGGCCGTCCATGCCGCGCGCACCGTAGCCGACGATGGCCTTGTAGGTGACCTTGTCGCCGGCCTTGAACTTGGTCGTTGCGGGGGCTTCGAGAGGGTAGGCTTCGATCAACAGATCGCGGAGCTGCTGCGCTTCAGCAGGAGAAAGGGTCAGATCAGGCTTGCTGACGATCAGGTTGAGGTGGGTCTTCGTGTTGACCGTGGCGAGCGTGACAGCGCCGGAGCGTGTCAGGCAATTGAGGCTAGACGGTACGACGGTAACGGACTTGTGGAACATGTTGTTTTCTCTCAGATGTCGAGGGCTGATGATCAGCGGGTGGAGCGCACGTATTCGAGGAGGGTGATGGGCACCCATTCGAGTTCCGATATGCGCTTGAAGTATTGGTGGACATAGCCTCGGCCCGAACGAGCCGGGACGATGGTTCTTCCGAACGCCCCCGAACGCGGGGACTTGAAAGTGACCTTGCCGATGCGGGAGTGGGTCATCACATCTTCCCTTGCGGGCAATTGCGCTCGGCCTGCCGCTCCAGTGAAGGCAGCGGGTGTTCAGGCAGATCGTGGTTGATGGAGTTGCCGAGCTGGACGTAAGGCTTGTCGGAGACCGAGACCTTGATGAACGCCCGCTTCCCGCTCTCGACGTTCAGCGACACCCGATGGATGTTCGTCTGATCGAGGCGATAGAGGTGGTTCACCTTGGCGTGTTCAAGCCGGTCGCCCTTGTTCGAGATGTTGTTTGCCCAGAACTCAAAGGCAGTCATGGACTCCTTGTGATCCTCAGGGACGCTGATACGTGTCCCCTCCGTGATCAGGAACTCGGTCGGATTACGGTCGGCCCAGATGTAGTTCAGGTCGTTCGTCAGGAAGCCGTCAGAGTGCCAGCCAGGACGATTGCCGGGGGCATCTGGGGTTACGTGGAGGATTTTGACGGAGAGATAGACGAAGCTCTCGCGCCAGCGCTGCATGCCGAAGCTCTCTCGAACATCGTCGAAGACAATGTCGATCAGCTCATCATATTTCTGCAACTGCTTGGGCAGCTTGTCCGAGCGTGTGCCTGCCACCTTGATGGGGAGGTAAAGCCAGAACATCATTTCGCTGGTGTCCAGCTCGATGCAGCCCAATTCCTTGGGGGCTGCGCCGTAGATCGCGGGGGTCAACTTGATCATCAGGCTGGCTGCTCCTCAGATGGCGAGCTTGAAGTGGAAGCGACGGAGGGCAGCCACGTCGTAGCCGTCTTCGCGCAGCTCCTGGCCGTGCTGGAAAGAGATTTCGCGTCCGGTATTCCAGAGAGCGATAGCGCGACCGAGCGCGCTCTGAGCCTTGTGGGCGTCGGAGTTGTTCATGTGATGAGACCTGCTGTTTGAGCTATTTGCTTAAGGGGGGTAATCGGCTGAAGCCCCGTGTTCTGAGGCCGCGCCGTGGGTTTGCTTAAGTGGGTGGTAATCCCCCTCAGAGGGATCACCTTGGTCGATATTAAATTCACCCGTGCATGCATTCAGGCAAAGAAAAACGGGCTCTCAAGAACCTGATTGAGATCGAGGTTGCCCTTGGCCGGCAGGTCGGGGAGCTTCTCCCCAGTCTGGGCCTCCAGTTCCTCCTTAAAGCGAGCCAATACATCCACCTGTGAGTACATCTGGACAAACTCCTCCCTAAGGTACCGTGCGAGAGCCCAGGCATTGCCCGCGTGGGTGCCGTAACTGTCGTGGATCATCGAGAAGGAGTTGATCCCTTCGCGCTTGCTTCGCCCAATGGTCTTCATCAGGTGCGAGGCGTCGAGCGAGTGGACCCAGTTCGGGCTGATACCAGACGCCTGCCGGCGACTGTCGATCTTCCCTACCCCGTGCTGATACGTGAGGCGAATGCGCTGCGAGTTGAACGTCGTGTCCACTCGCTTCGTGTTCGGCACACGGTAGGCCTGCTGCACGAGGAAGCCTACGGGCGTTGACCAGTTGATTGGAAGTCCCTCCTTCGAGGCAACCTGAGAGGCAGCCTGAAGCCAGTCCATGGCCTCGCGAGCTTTGACCACGACCTCACCGACCGAGTCCCAGATCAGACCGCCCATATACTGGGCTGCCTTGTAGCCATAGTCGGTGGGCTTTCCGTCATCGCCCCGGCTGACGAAGGGGTAGCTCTCGGGAGAGCCAGCCCGCCAGTCCTTGATGGTGTCCTCGTCGACCTGAGACACGAAGCCGAAGCGACGTGCCCCATAGGCCAGCGTCATGACCGGCCGCTTGGTGACCTTTCGGCCCATCTTCGGGAGCCATCCGGCAGCCATCTCAGCGACCGTGCAGACCACCTTCTCGTACTCCTCTCCGCTGTCAGTCTTGCCCTTGAGGACGACCAGATCGGTGCTGTTGAGATCGCGAGCGAGCTGTTCGCAGACGATATCGCAGACCCGCTGATAGATGTCCTGCGGCTCATCGGCAGGGATGAGGTTGACCGCAGCGCCACCGACCTCGTCGAGGAGCATTGCGGAGAAGTTCTGAAGGCCGTTGCAGGTGCCGTCCATCTGGATCGGAAGGCAGGACATATAGCCATAGCCTTCGCGCTTGAGGCCAGCCCACTCGAAGCAGAACGCAAGGAACTGCCACTTCTTCTCGCCCTTGTCCGCGTCCATCCAGAAGCGGTTGTCATAGGGGTTCTCAGCCGAGGCGATGATCTGCTCCTCGTTCCGCAACACCCACTGCACACGCTCCTCCATGTCGACCTTATCGTAGCCCCAGCAGCCGGCACCGTGGATCGCCAGCCACTCGGCCGCTTCCTGATCGTGGATCGGAACAGCGTTCGAGAAGGTGAGCAAGCCACGCTGCAGATCGTTGCCCTGAGGGGTCAGATACAGCGGGAGCGGATAGGCTCGGCCACGCCAGTCGAGGGTGTGGGGGTAGTAGAAGGCCTCCTCCCCCTTGAACTTCTCAGCGACACCCAGGGTGCGCAGGAAGCTGGCCCGACGACCAGAGACCGCAGCGTTCTCGACGTGCGTCCGGTGCGTCTCAGCCTTCCACGCCTTGAACTCTTCGAGCTGCTCCTCGGTCATGTCCTCGGTCTTCAGCTTCTCGCCGCCCTCGGGCAGCCAATGAGGACGCGCGGGCATCGGCAACTTGTCAGCCTGAGGCAGGCCAGCAACGCCGGCACCAGCCTCATAGAGGGTGCGGACCACGTCCAGAACCTGGGTGTTGATCGCCCAGGCGGTGTCCTGCAAGGCGTTGATCGCCTCATAGACCTCTGACAGGTCGCGGTTGGCCAGCTCTTCGAGGTACTGCTGGTTATGGGTCTTGACCAGCTTCAGGCGACGGAAGGCCGTGTAATAGCCGCCGTCGAAGGGCGAGGTCCAAGGCTTCGGCGGGACGATGGTGGGCATGTAGATCGGAAACAGGTGTTCGAGCCTGCTGTTCTCGGTCTCCATCCACTTCAGCGTTGCGTCGTTCGCGACGAGGAGTTCGAGGGTGCCGAAGCGGGCCGACTGAACCACCTGCTTCTCGATCAGGCCGGTTGCCTGGATGAACAAGTCGACCAGCTTCAGACCGACGAGGATGCGATCCTTCTCGCTCCACTCCTCCAGCTCAACGCCGAGCAGCCGTGCGGGGTACAGGAGATGCGACCACTTGCGCCGGTCGAGGCTCTCCTTCTGCGCCTTCTTCAGGAACTTCTTGTGCGCCTTCGGCATCTCCTCTTCGAACCTGCGGGAGTTGAACTCGTTCTCCAGCATCGAGCCGATGGCGAGCGAGGTCTTGGTGAGGTTCGACTTGCGGGTCACCTCATCGAGGATGACGCGAGCCGTGATGTTGGCGACCGTGTCGACATCGAGCTTATCGATGAACGCTAACGCCGTGTGGCGACGACCGGCCGCGCCGCTCTTGGCCTCGACCAGAAATGCGTCGATGGCTGCGACCACCTTCTCGTGAGCTTCGACGACGAGACGATTGACAGCGATCGTGTCGCTCATAGCCCCCTTCATGGAGGCCTTCTCGACGTTCGTTCTGAACCTCTGGATACCGGAGGTTCTCATCTCCTGTTCCAGTTCAAGCTGACGTTCAAAGAGTGGAGTTTCAAGGATGGAGTTATCGAAGGTCAT